TGAAGTATTTTTTGAAAATGTTGTCCACGAAGAAAATAAAGAAAGAGGAATCATTGGCGTTTTAAGCATACCCGGAGAATTAATAAATCCTGTTTATGATAGTATTCAAAACAATGTTATTGAAAACTTTGTTTTTCAAAAACCTATAAATTTAACACAAAATCCATCATCTCCCCTTTCTCAGATGCAAAGCAATATAAGTCCTATGAATTCTTTGCAACAACAGATTGTAACTCTTCAAGGAAATCAAGTAACTTATATCCACAATAGTATGTGGAACGATGATCAAACAATTAGAATTCCATTTATAGAAAATTGTAGAAGATCATACAAACAATTATCATTATTAGAAGACTCTATTATCATATACAGAATGGTAAGAGCACCAGAACGTCTTAAATTCAAAATAGATGTCGGAAATATGCCTCCTGCTAAAGCAGAATCATATCTCAAACAATTAATGCAACAATATTGGAGTAAACAGACTTATAATTCTAATGCAGATACTAGTGGTGCAGGAAACACTTATAATCCACAATCCATGTTGGATAGTTATTGGTTTGCAAAAAGAAATGGTGAGGTTGGATCTGATGTTGAATTAATGGCTGGTGGTCAAAACTTAGGACAGTTGGATGATTTGATGTATTTTGTAAATAAATTATACAAAAGTCTTGGTGTTCCTCTTAGTCGTTTAAATCCAAATGAATCTTTTAGAGATGGTGCTGAAATATTAAGAGAAGAACTAAGATTTGCAAAATTAATAGTTAGAATACAAAATCAAATCGCAGAAGGTCTTAAAAATTCTTTTATAACACATTTAAAATTAAGAGGATGGTGGAGAGAATTTAAACTACATGAATATGATTTTGATTTAAATTTCAATCCTCCTGCTAGTTTCTTTGCTATTCGTCAACAGCAATTATTAGAATTAAAACTTAAAAATTATTCTGATATGAGTCAGAATGATGGAATATCTAATATTTTTGCTCAACGTCATTATCTTGAATATTCCGATTCTAAAATTGGAGAAAACATGGAATGGCTTAAAAAGGAAGCTGCTCTTAAATGGGAACTTGCTCAAATCGAAGGAAGTGGTCCTAACTGGAGAGAACAATTAGAGGCTGCGACTAGTGCTGCTACCGAGATGCAAGGATCTGGTGGAGGTGGTGGAGGCTTCTCAGGATCTTCAATTCCAGAATTCGGTGGTGGAGGTGGTGGAGGTGCAGAAGAAGCACCAGAAGCAGGAGCATCACCAGAAGCAGGAGCATCACCAGAAGCAACAGGGGAAGCACCAGAAACACCAACAGCACCAGAAGCAAAATCGGCTCCTGCGGAAGCATAATATAAAAATATATGAATTATGATTTTTCAATACATACTAGTGGAGATACTTGGTTAGGAGTAAATAGCATAACTATTAAATCTAGTGGTGTTCCTGTAGATTTAACGGATTGTATAGTTATTATAAAAGTAAAATCTATATTACATTTAGCATCTCCTGTTTTTTTTGAATTTTCATCAGAAGTTGGAACAATTTTGATAACATCACCAACACAAGGGGTTTTGTCTATACCTCCTCAAATAGTTGATATACCTCCAGGAGAATATCGATATGATTTAAATGTAGAATTTCCAACAGGAATTAAAAAAACATATTTGAAAGGTGATTGGGAAATATCTCCTTTTGCAGTAGACGATACTATAAGAAACGATTCTATAGACTTTGATGATAATTCAGTGAATTTAAATGCTTATTATCAACTACTTAATAATATAAATTCATATATTCTACCTCTAACTGCTAAATGGCAAGAAACCGCAGATGAAATGGATAATTATGTTCAACCACTAACAGCTAAATGGATTGAAACCGCACAAGAAATGGATACATTGCAAGTTGCACCTACTGGTCATTGGCAAGATGTTTATGAGTATATTGACAGAGGCGTAGTTGATGCTGGATTTTTTTAATACGTATTAAAAAAAAAATTAAATTTGTTATTTATTTAATATAAGTATTAATGCAGTTTAATCCTTATTATGTCACAAATAAATACAATCTTAATCAAACGTCGTTTGGGCTCTAGCCCAAATACATCAATACCATCTTTATCTGGTGGTGAACTCGCATTCAGCGAAAAAAACAACACACTCTACTATGGTGGAGAATTCGGAACATTAGCAATAGCTGGTTCCGGTGCATTTGTTAGTCTTAATGGAGATCAAACAATATCTGGTAACAAAACCCTTTTAGGAACTACCACATTATCTTCAATTACAGTTTCACCTGATTCATTAATTGATTTTGGTAATAATGTTCTTACTAATGTTGCCTACCCAAGTGCAGCAGATCATGCAGCAAATAAACAATATGTTGATGATAACTACATACCAGTAACAACCACTGGTGATTTTGTTAATCGTACAGATGCTCAAGATGTTTCTGGTGTTAAAACTTTTTTCGATACTGCTAATTTCTTAGAAACTGTTAGCGTTACAAAATTCGTAAATGCTAGTGCATATAAAGTTAATGGTACTGAAGTTATTACTAATGATTTAGACGCATCATTTAGAAATATTAATGCTTCTGGTAATTTAACGGTTCAAGGTGACTTTACTGTTTTAGGTAATAGTACAGTACTCGAAACAACCATAACTGCTGCTAGTGCTTTCAGTATCACAAATACTGGTTCTGGTCCAGCCTTGATGGTTACACAAACCGGTGCAGCCGATATCGCCGCCTTTTATGATGGTGATAATTTAGATACTGCATTAATCATCAAAGATGGTGGTAATGTTGGTATTAATACTGCTACACCAAACGAAAGATTAACAGTTAATGGTAATATTTCTGCTAGTGGAACTATCTATGCTGGTGGTAACTTTGAAGTTTCTGGTGGTGGTGCAGACACTACACTATATGTCGAAGACGGATTAGTTGGTATCAACACTGAAACCCCAAATGAAGAATTAACAGTTGTCGGTTCAATTTCTGCTACAGAAGACTTCTATGCTCGTAATGGTACATTTACTGGTTATTTATCTACTGTTGGATCTGTTAATTTTGATTCAACATTATATGTAACTAATGCCGCAACATTCGCTTCTAGCGTTTCTGCTGCTGGTACATTAAACATTGATGGATTAGCTACATTTAACGATAACGTTATAGTCGTTGATAAATTACAAGTTCAATCGACTGACTTTGTACTTAACACTACTGGTACACACGTAGAAATCGAAGGTTCGAACGTAAAGGTTGTTAATCATGTAGACGCCTCTGAAACAACTTATGGTTTAGATGGCATTACAACTGTTAATGCAAACGCTTCTTATACAATTGCTACAGATAATGGTCAAAAGATCGTTATTAATGCCAACGGTGGAGCTAACGATATTGATTTAACTTGTAGTAATGTAAACATTACTACTGGAGATCTTCTCGGTAATGGAACAAATTACTTGGGTAACTTCATCCTTGATGGTGGTTCATTCTAAGAAACTTGTAACAGACTAAAAATATAAACTCTAGAATGGTCCAATCCCATTCTAGAGTTTTTTTTAATAAATTATAAATTTAAAAAATGTTTTTTTGTTATAAGTATTTTTATGCTTTTAAAAAAAATAACAAATATGTTTTCAAAAATAAAGGAAACTTTATACAAATCGTTATTTAAAAACAACAAAAAAGACACTATCCTTGAAACGATAGTAAATATAAAAGTTGAAAATACAGAAAAAAACATAAATATACCAAAAATTAAACAGTTTAAAAAATAAAATATGTCGTATGTAAATCCTAATTTAATTTTACTTAAAAGAAATATGCTATCTGGTGTTAAACCAGACATTTCTGATTTACAATTAGGAGAAATTGCTGTAAACAGTGCAGATGGAATAATTTTTACCGCAAAAACAGATACACCGGGAATATCATCGATTGTTTCTTTTTTAAATTCAGAACATCAACCATACATTTTAAATCAAACCTTAAGTTCTG